CAACATTATCAAACATTTTTTTGAAAATAGACGGGCGCTCAAAGATAAAAGCACGGCGCACAGGAGGCATCTTCGGAACAATTGTTTCCACTTTCAGCAATTTGTCCGGAAAAAAACTCCGAAACAGTACTCTGTACGTGGATGCAAACGATTTCTGCGCTGCGGTTTCCAGAGGAAAGAGAAGCTGTGAATACGGTCCCGCATCTTTTAATGCCTCTCTCTGGGCAAACTTATCCAAAACATAGAATCCTGTACGACTATCAAAGCGCACCTTTGTGATTCCAAGATCCGGTATATCAATACCCGTTGTCTCCAGCATCTTCATATACGTTTCCAGGTTGGCTTCAATGGCGGAGCGCACTGCATCGTCAGCATCTTTCACCGAGTCACTAGGAAGCTCAGTTAACTGAAAATTACCATTGATACCGTCCAAGATACCTGCGCTCGTGATAGACGCACATGGTAAAAATGCGAAATTATTTGACAGAGCCTGAATTTGCCCAATCACTTCTTCTTCGCTAGCGGCATCAGTCATAACCGTCTCCGCATTCTTTTTTAGCCACGGATGGAGAACAAGTTCAGGTATTCCTCGATGCCGCCGTTTATCCGAATACATATACGACAGAATCTCAGCAAGCTTTCCAGGACGCCTCGCATTTAATTCCAATATATATTTGCTCATGGCAGTGTCCTTCACCGTGAGTGCCTTTTGATCGAGACTTTCAAGCGCATCATAATCAGCAATCGCCATCCAGCCGTGTATATCAGGATAGTTAGGATGAATACAGTTGTCCCACGACTTGACTTCCTGTTTTCTCAAAAGTTCAGTCGCCGCTTCTTGTTCTCGTGTCGCAAGTAGTTGTGCAGCTTCTTCTGGGCTTATCTCGCCACGTCCCACTTTATCATCTATATCCTCTCCTTTGACTACAGGCGCACATTCATATGTAAAATGACTACATCGCTGAATGGGTGCTGTTCCGTCTAACGCTTTGATATCTCCGCCACGAAACATAGGTGATGGCGAAATCAAGCAGACAATTCGCATTGATTTTCTTGTAACATACACGTTCATGGCATTGAATCTCTTACCTACCGTGTGTGCGCCGAAAGGAACATAGGGAAAAGGATAGAAAAAGACATTGTGAACAGGCGTCATACAGAAGGAGTCGCCTACCGGATCTCCTAAGAAATCACGTATGAAGGAGCGCGAATCATCTCCTTTTGCGATGTCGGGCAGTCGTATACCACGAAAGAGTAGTGTCCCAGCTGGTATTTCAACAAGCGGCAACGTAATTTCTTTATCTATCCCCGAAAGGGTCTTATAAGGTAGTGTTTGTGAAAACACAGCCGGCTCCATCTACGATATCATGTGATTTTTTCCCCTTTCTTTATCCGATCTCTAAGAAAAGAAAGTCAATGCGTATGCAATTTTGTAGTGATTTACATCTTAATAGTCATCCGTTCTACAAAAAGGATGAATATGAAGAGTTTGAAACGATACTTGAACCTGTCGCAAAAGCACTTGTCTTATGTGGTGATATCGGTATAGTAAATAGTGCCATTGTAAATTCCTTTTTTCGCTGGTCTCACGATAAATGGGACACTATCTTCTGGATTCCAGGATTCCATGAATGTATGAATTCTTTACATGATACAGACGTCTTTACAAAACGAATTCAACTTATGCGCGAGTCTGTCTCCAAGTATCCTAATGTACACGTCATGTATAGGGAACGTTTCTTCACTGATGACGGGTTTCTTTTTCTCGGGTGTGCTTTATGGACTCGTATTGTAGATCCTATTGTTCATAGTCAAATGCCTGTTCTTCAAATAGAACACGAAAAGGATGCTGCGTGGTTAAAAGAGCAAATCCAGACGTCTAATAAACCCACACTGGTTGCGACGTATATGGCGGCAACATATCAACTTCTTGATGATGGATGGAAAAAACCGGCTGAAGAAGTATTTTATGCTGCCGATACTGAGATTCTTATAAAACCGCCCGTCGTAGCATGGATATCCGGGCACATTCATAAGGCACTCCAGCTCAAAAAAGAGTGGTTCGGATCGCATGTTTTACTTGTAACGAATGCCTTAGGATATCCTGGTGAAGAGACCGGATATCGCAAAGATGCAGTTCTTCGTATTGGTTAGACATGTGCTATATTTTGTATATTATTTTCAAAACCCTGAATGGATTTTAAAAAGTTAGCATTCTTGTAAAAAGCAATCGGACGTCTTTCTTTAATATACTGCATGGCGTCTTCGTGTTTCATTCCTGTAAATACCATTAAGAACATTGCAGTGACGGCGGCGCTTCTCTGCATTCCAGCAGCACAATGAATAAGAATTGTTTTTTCTTGTTTGTACTCTAAAAGAAGTTTGTAGACAATCTCAAAAGACCATAGTTCCATATTTCGTATTTCTTCCTCTTCAAGATTGTCATCGACTGGTACACGATACCGTCTTCTCATCGATGAATGAAATGGCAGATCTTTTGTACAATTAAAGACGGTTTCAATACCATGCTGTCGGAGAAAGACTTCATCCATTGATGCCATTTTGTTTCCAAGCCAAATTCGCGGGACGATTAGATCGGCATTATTGAATGGAGGCAATGTGGGATCTGGCATGTTCCAAACTTGTGTTTAATCATAAAAAAATTGGGCAGACTTTCCACGTTTGGTTTATCACTCAAAAAGTGATAAAATGCTAACTAGACATTTATATCGCCACGACGAAGTGATGACGGCACTTCTCTGGTGTCTTCAAAAGAGACGTGTAGAAGAGAGTTTATTCTGGCTACAAGAACTACTTGACTCTGAACTCTATGATGACGTGTTTAAAGTCATATTCAAAGGATGGCTCTGGAGTTTTGGCTGCAAGCAGATGGGCTGGTTCGAAGCCTATTACGCGCTTTATAAGAAGGAAAATATTGATGAGGATGAAATTGTCAACTTATTCTACTCGCTTATTCGTTTGGAGCGAGATATCAGCGTTCTAGCTCTGCTTTGTCTCGGTGTCGACTTTGAATTGGAACCTCTTCCTCCTACGCCGAAAAAAGACAAAGTTGCCCTGAACTATCATGATACTCTTCAACTGTCATTTATTCGGTATGCAGCTCTTGGTAAGGCGAAATCGGCTTTTACAATTGCGATGCAGATGTACCTTTGCGATGAGGCTGCCGCCTGGGATTTCCTTGTCGGGCTCGGTGTTCCATCACAACTCAATTGTCTAGTGAACGAACAGGATGATCCTGATGTAAAGATTGCTTCTCTGGCAGCCGCCGTTGGTTTCTTGTGTATTAAAGGGAAAAAGACGCCATTCCAGATCGTTGAAGTGGATGCAGGCACTGCAAAGAAGCGCACGGAGTGGAAACAGATGGAGGGTCGCCGACAAAGGCGGGAATACGCCATTCCAACGATGTGCTTAACATGGCTAACAGCAAGAGGATGTGTTTCATATAAAAAACATACTCTGGGTGAATTGCGGGGAATTTCTCTTGATGCGCTTCGTTATCGTGCCTGTCCCTTTTGGCAGAGCGCCGTTGAATCTGTAAATAATGAGGATGATATGGCAGTGGAGACATTCTGGGATACTTACTTTCCTGATGATAAACCTGACGAATGGTCTCTTCTTGATCAGAAAAAGAGTCATGGTCCTGGGACTCTAGCTCTAAATGAAGAGCGAAGCTTCAGCAAGCATCTTCGAAAGTGGTACAGTAATAGCGGCAGTTGTATCCTCTGGGATTGCCTCAAATCCGTTTTGCGAATCTTTGACGCGAGCAGTGTGAGCCAGAAATGGTCAGATGGCTATGCAGCAATGTATGAAAAGAGGAATCTTCTCCATCGGCGTGGTAAACTGGCATTTAAGGTCGTGAAAATTGACGGGACTGAGCTAGTTGTAACAAAGCGTGTACCTGTAGATGTTGAATCAGAAAGATCAGACAGTTCAGAGGATTAATCTACTTATTATGTTCTTAATATCGCTCTTATTCGTAGGTCCTTACTATGTAGCAATGGTTTCGCTAGTCTTAGTAACTTATACTATCTTCTTCTTGGATACTACACCTGAAGAAAAGCCAGAAGAATACACAATTATGACGCGTTCTCGGACTCGTCGTTCTAAGCAATACCCATCGCTCTGATTTCCCGCAGATCATTTGTTGATTTACAAAGTTCTTGTGTAAAAAATACAATCCGATTTAAACGATGAACTTGTTCACCAGGATCTTCATATAAAATACTAACAGCATGATACTCATAACAATATTTCTTCCATTTCTCTATTTTTTTTGTCTGTTGGCACGATTTTGAATTAATCGCCCATTTATAAAGTGGCTCATCATATATAACTCCGTGATATTGATGCTGTAGTTCAATAAAATCTAATAGAAGTTCCTTATCATTACTAGCAAAAACCGACTGATCAAGAGCCTTCAAGGAGAGTTGTTTATTATTTAAAAGCGCAAATCTACTTATATTATATTCTGCATAGCGCAATGATTCAAGTGTCCAGTGCATATAGCCCCACTTGATTAGTTGTTCGTAAACATTTATGGTCTGAAAAAGAGTAAAGGGAAGATTTGTAACCATATTTCTGGGTGTAAGGGGATCAGGAAATAAATAATCATGATGTTGTAAACGTGTACGAATATCACCCAATAAAGATGTTGCTTCAAATCTGTAAATCTTTTTCTGAGTCCAGTCAATAATGTCTACCGGTTTTTTCGGAATTTCAAATGTAGCCGGATCCACGTCATTTGCAACCTTGAATTTACGCAAGCGAATTCTATTTACAAACATCTTTAAAATAAAACGAATACGTTGATTTGTTTGAAATAGAGAAGATGCTGCAGAATATGGAATCATAGGTGTCAGTTGCTGTTTTTGTTTTATGCCAAACGTATGTAAAGTATGCGACTGAAGTGATCGTACTAATGTTGCTAATGATGCATCATTAAAATCAAATAAAAAGCTCAAAGGTACATTGAGTCTTCTTGGGAAAAGTCTCCATACTTCGATGCGTTTTTTTTTGCTTTCTACTTCAAAATATTCACCCCGACGTAAAATACGAATGCGAGTAAATTTCGTCTGCTCGTTTTGAATCCGTTTCTTTTGTCTCTCTTTCTGTGCTTCTTGCTTTGATTTTTTTGGAGCTTTTCCTAGAGCAAACATCTAGATATTTATGTTTCTTCTATTTTAAATACCACAAGAGATTTTTCTGTTTTAAAACCACAAAGCCTATAGCTACTATTATACAAATCTTGCGTCAATCTGTCATGAAACACTATCGATCCGTCATCACAAATAGCACGTTGCAATGAAGGCAGTGCCTTTGTATTGTTTGTCTGTATAGTAAAGCCATGCTGTGGGCAGAATTCTGTTCCTGTGTAGACAGGTTTCCGACACCTATGTGCGAGCTTGTCATTATAGACAAGTTCCATACATTGCTCTGCAACTTCATCTTGTTCAACTATATGAAGTTTAATCTTATCCTTTACAACTTCATTCCAAAGAAGTTTCTCTGGTTTTCCCACTTCTTCGGCAATTTCTTTCACAAGTTCTCTGGCTTTTGCTATGAATATTGATTCAAGGCTTTCCCACAAGTCGCGGTTGACTGGGTACGACATGTTTGTTGCGATCAAAGGGAGGGCGGAAAAATCAAATTTTAGCCTTACAAGTCTATTGTAGATGTCTCATTGGGGACCACTTCTATGGAAATTACTTCATGCACTTGCGGAAAAGCTCGGCACACAAAAGCCTGAGATTTTGGCGGCAGACGAAGCTCGAGAAATGGTTCTCATTTTACGCGGACTCGAAGTGATCATGCCATGCGAGAAATGCCGCAAACATTACAAGGAATACAGAGTTAAGAACCCCTACGACTTATTTGCGCAGAGACGAGGTCTAGGATTGAAAAGGAACGTGAGAGAATGGCTCTACAATTTACATGAAATGGTTAACAAGAGAAATGGCGTAGACTCTCGACTTCTCCTTGAAGACTTGGAACCCATGTACAAAGATGTAAAGATTCAAGATGCATGGGCTCCTTTAAATAAAGTCCTGATGACATCTGTGTCGTCGGGACTTATTTTATCTGAAAATCTGAAATCATTTCGGCGTCACTTGTCCTTATTGCTTACAGCAATAGGCTAAGAACCAGGGCTATACACACACGTCATCGGCGGCTCATCTTTCATATTCTGCGGCAAAATTTTTTGTAGAATACCAAAGACATCAGCATCTTTAGCTCCACAGACCGCAGCCAACTTATACCAACCGTATGCTATCGGTGCCACGATCAAAATACCTAATATACTACCCGCGATCGTTTCGCACCCTGTTCCTTGTCTCAAACCAATCAGCGCAAGGAACACTACAAAGCTTATCATGAATGCTGTCAAAGTCTGCGCCTTTCTGTTCGCCACTTTTGCAGGATCAGCTCCTTCTGTCGGAGGCTTATTATATAGCACCATGGCATTCGTCATCAAGAAAACAAAGAAGAACGTGACTTGTGCCGACCAATAAGAAGGAGCGACTCCTGTTGGACCCGCAAGAAATGAACTCGGAACTAAATTACATAAGGCATTACCTTGTATACTAAAGAGGTCACTATCCGGAAATACAGCCTCATGTATCATATTCACGACGAAAACGACGAGAGGAACAAGAACAATTTGTCCGAATGATAACATTAAGAGACCGAGATTACCGAGGTTCGCAGCAAGAAATAATATAATGCCTACAAGCACAAGTGGAAGAGACATAAATCCACCATAAAAAAGTCCTCGTATTTGTGTAACTACACTCATCTATCCTTCTTGTTAAGAAGAAGACACTTTTTGCGGGCAAATATAAATCGGTTTCTTATCAGCTGTCCTTTCTCTGAGAAGAGGAATTCCAATCATATTAATTGAATCCTTTCCAAGCAGAAGAAGATTCTGCATGACGAGTAAAGAACCAACGATTCCGCCCGCCAATAAAGACAATGTGGCAGGACCGACCGAATCACATCCGTTATAAAGTCTATACGTTGTCATTGTCAGAAGAAAGAGAAAACTGGCAAAAATGGCTAAATAGTAACGCGCCGAGTAGTCAGGTCCAAGTTGTTCAAGTTCATCCCTCAGTGTGTAGAGGGAGGTAATAAGATAACTTGATGCCGTAGAAAGAAAGAAAATGGACGGTGATGGGAAAGCGCTTTTCAGATCAGACGCCTTCAGTGTACTGAATGTTGATAATGTCGGACTCATAAATCCAGATTTACATTTCGCGTCGGCAGAAGCAACTGTTGGTAGAAGGCGATTCTTATCTAAGAATCCGAAGAGCATCTGTAAAGCGGCATTCAGACCAGCAGTTTCTAGAAGTGTTGCGAAAAAGATGACCATTGAAAATGATTGTGTAACAAGTGCGAGAATTGCTGAACCAATTAAGAGAGAGTCGGGAAGTAAACGAAATTCCTCGTGAATATTCGGAAGTATTGTATTACTCCATACATCAGTAATTGTCTTTGATGAAAAAAAGATTTTTGCTTTATCTTTAAAGGCGGTAGCATTTGTAGTTGCGTTTGACATTGTGTCTCCTAACCGCGCGTGCGAAAAAAGGTACCGGTGAGACTTAAATTTAATGAAGCTCAAAGAGTTTCATTAAATTTAAGATCCATCACCAAATTAGTCGTTGGACATTTATTTTAACGAAACTAAAGTTTCGTTAAAATAAAGTCACGACGTTATACCAACTCTTATTTCTTGTTAATTGATTTATACATTTTTCCAGATGTTGAATATAATGAATAATTATATAGTGTATCGAGCTCCTCAGCGTCAAGAATTGGATTTTCTAGATACCAAGGTATATGTTTTGCTAGAAAATCTCCAGCAATACGTATAGAGAAATTATTCTTTTCATATTTTTTATTAAGAAGACAAAACGTAGTATCAATATCTGCTTTATATAACTCGTAATTTTCATCATCCTTTTTTGTTTTCCAAAACCGCTTTTCCCAATCGTATATTGTTAATCCATCAAAATACGAACCTTTAAACATTTTATCAAAATCACTAATATCTAATGCAAATCCAATCTTTGAACATTTATATTTATCAGACAATTCACTTAAAATTTCAATAAAGTTTTTGGGTAGATTTGGATTGAATTGTAAATCAGCATCTGTAAGTATAAATTTATCTGGCATTTGATTATATATGTGTGAATTTACTTTCGAATTTACCCAGGGACCTTTGTTTTCCTTATTATGAATAACTTTACAAGGAGTATTTTTTAAATACTTTTTTGTTTTTTCACACACTGAGCAATTGTCCATAATAATTACAGATTCAAGGTACTCTTGATTTATGTTACATAGTTGTTTGATTGTATTATCAATATACTTGTAGTTATTAAAACATATTATTATAATTGGTATCATTATAATATGTTTTAATATTATCTTTAGATTTCTGCTAACTAACATAACCACCGACGGCAAGACCATTCCTGCTTCATTAGATTCTTAAACTTTATGAAATCCATATCGGAATCCGGTTCATATTGCTGTATCTTTCCATCGGCGTCTATGTAATCGAAATAGTCATAGTGCCCATTATCATTATTGTCATATTTATAACACTGAATAGTAATACATGTATCTTTGTTATTATCGAGGTTTTTCAGTTGATGTGTCTGATTCAATGTAGAGTTTATCCATGTAATATTATCCTTGGAAAAGTCTGCTGTGGCAAACGGCTCTACAGCGGCTCCACTACTCAAGAACGGAAACAGTGTAACATGAATAGAGCCGTGAAGAACACGGATAACCGCATTCGCACTACTATGACTATGAACAGGTGAATAATGACCAACTGGCCAAATCTCCATAACATAAGGAACACCAGGTGATTCACCGTTATTTTCTCCTAAAGTAATTCGCAAGTACGTCTCCTTATAATTCGGCTTATCCTTGCTAAACTCGTTCGCCTTCTCCTTCAGTCGCGTATTACACCAGAGACCAGGAGTCGCAATACTATATTCTATCGCTTTCGCGAAATTTGGGAAATCTGCATCATTTAAAATAAAGCGCTTACCAGAAATACAGTTATAAAGTTGCTGCCCTGCTGCAGATAAGTTCGAGTGCGGTAAAACTTCACCTTTGGCGATATCGCTCATTGATAACTCATTTGTGTTCTTAACGAGCAGCGGCACCTTGAGCGTCACCGGATCACGTAACAGACGGCGTGGCGCAATTAAACTATATTCAATTGAAACAAGGCTCTCCAGAAAAGCCTTATTCAACGCATTCGAAAATGTGTATGTATAGACGGCTGTCTCTAGGCGCGGCTCACCTATACCAGCAAAGAGACGCTGATTCTGTGAATCGAGGCTGAACCAATAGTAAGCACCCTTTATATTGCTCAGCCCCTTCTTATTATTTGGGTCAAGCAGTGGCTCCTTGCTCTGAATACCTGTGACCTGTACATGTGCAAACTCAAATGAGACTCTTAGTCCGTTTGACTTATTGGCGTTAAAAAGAGTGAAGTTACACGGCTCACCGGAGCAATCAAATACAAATACACCTTGACCGTGCACGATAAGTGATACAGGGCTCTTCGTTCCAGACAAGTTCAGCGACCTAATATACATGCGCTCCATTTTACACTAAATAAGCTAGATTTTTTCTTCTTAAAGGATTGGGCAAAATTTAGTAGCTCCAGTCAACTACAAAGTTATTCTTTGAAGTAAACCACTCGAGTGCCTCTTTGAAGTCGTTGTGCTCTTCCTCGGTCCAATACTCATACTCCCAGTTATTACCTAGCTCCTTTTTTACTGTAAGCCAAGAGGGATACTCATATAGAAACTGCTCTGCATATACGGTGTGCCCGTGTGCATCGAACTTCTTAATGTAGATATGAAAGTGATGTCCTCTCTGCTGAACCCACTTGCGATACTTCTCTGGAACCTCAAACTCTGACGGCACATAAGGTATCTTTTCGTAGTTCTTCCCCCAAACGTAGGGCAAGCCTGTCTTAAGATCTAAGTGAAGATTTAGATTAATTGAAAGGTCGAATCCCATTTTTGTCGAGCTGTGGAACGGCGTAACTATTTTCAATTTTTTATTTCTTCTTAAAGGATTACCGATAAGTATATCTAAATGGGTATACCTTCCTTTTATAAACGATTATTAACAGTACACAAAGGTCTTGTTACAAAACAACATGCCACTGTTGCAGCGCTCTATCTGGATTTCAATTGTTTAATCTATTATTGTGCTCGGCGACCTGGTGTTCTGCCCTATGATAATGCGAATCACGATACATGGGAAAGCAGCCTTTTAGGAGAAATTGTAAAGTATGTATCCCAGTTGTGGAGAGAGGCGGGTCAGCCGCCTGAAGTATTTCTTGCAGTAGACGGTGTTGTTCCTCTGGCAAAGATTAAACAACAGCGTCTTCGTCGTTTTAAATCAGTCTGGTTATCTCAGGAAGAACGTGCGCTCGGTATACGCACCGGTTCATCATGGGACACCAATTGTATTACACCTGGTACACTCTTTATGGAGAAGCTCAGTGTAGCACTCAAGACTCTCTGTTCTAAGCATAGTGGCTGGTCTGTAAGCGACGCAGCGGAACCTGGGGAAGGTGAACAGAAAGTTATGACGAAGTTGCGTGGAAAAAAGGCAGGCGACAGTGTCATTATTTACGGACTCGATGCCGATTTGATCCTCTTATCTTTATTGAATGGTAAGGCGCGAGATATATCAGTGTGTCTGATGCGCGAAGATACTGAGTTCGGACTCAAAGGAGAGTCCTATTCCTACTTATCCGTCGATGTTCTTGCAGAATCCTTATGGAGTGACTTTAGCTCTTTGTCTCTTCTACAGAAACAGCAGCGTATTCAAAACTATGTAGCCGGCATGAGTCTTCTGGGCAACGATTTTCTCCCACACAGCCTCTCCATCAAGGTTCGTGAAGATGGTCATGAACGCTTAGCGCGCGACTTATTGGAACTTGAAAGGGGGGGTATTCAGTTGCTTTTATCAGTGGGAGGCTACCAAGAAGTAAATCGCGAGGCGCTTTTCATGTTGTTTGAAAAGTGGTCAAAAGAAGAAGAATCACTCGTCTGTCATTCTTTAAAAAAGAAGTATCAAATGAAGGGGCGTGTAAATCTATCAGATCCTGCAGCTCTCTTATCCAGTCGACCGCTCGAATGGGCTATCGAAAAGGAAGTTTTATCAATTAAAAAGGATAAAGAAGGAAAGTCACAATGGTCATTAGTACCGTCATGGAGATCAGTCTACCACGAAAAGTGGATGAACGATGTAGATATTGATAGCGCATGTTCTCAATATATTTATGGTGTTCAGTGGATTTATGACTATTATACCGGTCAAAGACCAGTTGATCTTTTTTGGATGTATGCCGTGTCTCTCCCTCCTCTTTGGTCTGATCTCTTTCTATTTCGAAACAAGCCGTGTACTGTTCAACCGACTGTAAGGGCACCTTTACTACCACAAGAACAACTGGCTTTAGTCTTACCACTTGATAGCTGGCATTTTGTGCGTGATAAACGTTTGAGGGAGCTTCCTTATAAATATCCGCAATTCTGGTGTAATGGTTTCTCTTTCTTTTCGGTCGGTCGATCTATGCTCTGGGAATGCGAAGCCAATATTCCTTTCTTTCCTGTTTCGCGGCTATACACTTAAAAAGGATTTCTACCCTCAAACAAATGGGCAACGGTCAGTCGCAAATCCATCCGACCTATATCGGAATCTATACAAAATTATTACAGATTCAGAGTGCAAGGACACGTGCAGAGACTATACAGACTCTTTTATCTGCTCCCGAATATGTAAATGTGTCAAAACAAGTCGGTGTGTACAGTTCTCTTCTCCAGTATGTCTCACGGGTTCAGCAGGGTCAGGCGCCTGGTTTATTGCCTGGTGAAAAGCAACAACAACAGTCGCAGCAACAACAACACTCGTCGCTAGTCAATTATCAAAGTCGTCAGACCGATCCCTATGAGCAACTTGCGCAAACAGCGAATAATGATCGCGCACTCAACTATTTCCAGACATGTCTCCAAGTCATGGGCTTAGAAGAAGAAGTCGCGCTCACAGAAGAAGCACTCAAAATTGCCTATAAAAAGGCGGCTCTTAAGGCTCACCCCGATAAGAAAGGCGGCTCCGAAAAAGCATTCGAAATGGTCACGCGATCCTACGCATATTTAACGGAAATTATTCGTCGTATTCAAGGCGGGCGCGATAAACTCAAGAAAGTTGAAGCGCCGACAGCTCTCAAAGACACACGATTTAAGGAATCCGATGAATTCCAGCACCTCAAACCTATTAAATTAAATCCAGATAAGTTGGACATGAATACATTTAATCAAATGTTTGAGAAAACTCGCATGCCTGATCCAGACGATGAAGGCTACGGCGATTGGTTACGGACAGCAGAAGATGCCAAGTCTGCTCCTACATTCGGCGGAAAATTCAATCGCGATGTCTTTCATAAAATGTTTGAAGATGAAACTACTAAAAATGGTCGCCAGACTACTGCACTTTCCGTAGTAGGTCCACAATCACTCATGTTAGCCCCTTCAATGGGTGTAGAACTCGGTCGCGACAGACCCGACAGTTATACAGCCGCAGCAAACGCGTCTCTCAAATACACTGACCTCAAGGCTGCCTACACAACAGAATCTACCTTCTCTGGACAGGTTAGTGATGTGCGTGTAGATCCTCGTGACTATGATACATATTCAAGCAGCCGAAAGAGAGCCCCTGAGCCGCTGAGAGACGAAGAGAGAGAAGCAATCGCGTATGCAGATAAAGCTATGGAAGACAAAGAGAAACAGCGATCTCTTAGAGCGGCGAATGAGGGTATTGCCGCCAATGATTATTTTGAGAGAATGAAGCAACTTGTCATAACCGATGGAGTACCCATTGGCAAAACAAAAAGGAAATAATTTCTAGAGATTATCTAGTGATAGACTAACGATGGAAACTTCATACATATGGATTACAATTGTAGTTTTGTTCGTAAGTGCCTTCTTTTTAGGCATATACGGATACAAAGAATCCATGAACGAAAATGTATTTCGTGATAAGAATCTCTTAAAAAAGAATACTGATTTGCCTATAATCTGGTTATACTATGATTCAAGTGATGTAAATTCTCGGAGATGGGCTGACTTCGGCTCACGTTCCTCTCGTGCAATTAACGTTCCCTTCTTGAATCTTTGTTATCAGTCTATCACGGAGGCTAATCACGGTGTCTATCGTGTAGAGATTGTTTCAGGATTAGTTGATGCCGCCCAAAGACTCGGTGGTTGGTCTGCTATGCCCCAGTTTCTCCAAAATTCCGAGGCGCCTGTCGGGCTGGCTGAAATGAACTGGCTGCGCGCCGAGTTTTTGACTCGGTTCGGAGGACTTTGGTTGAGTCCATCAGTGATCTGCTTGAAGCCGTTTCCGAAGTTAGAGAAGAAACAGATAACCTTTTTCGGAACTGATCGGGATGAGACATATGCGGGACAAGCGAAAGAGGGTGCAAGGACAGCCGTACCAGGATTCGTTGCCATGGGTATTGCTGAACCGGGTGATTCACGGTTACAGGCTTGGGCAGCGGCGGCACGGGAACGTATTGAGTCTGGCAGCGGTGGAAAACAGATCCGCGGTGATGCGAAATGGGACTATGTACGATTTGCTTCCGAAACAAATACTGTCGTCTACGCGAAGGAAGAACTCTCACGAAAAAAGAACGGAAAGCGCATTGAACTCGAGGATTTGCTAGCTGCCGGTATGGATGGCGAATTACCCTTTGATCTTCCAAAGGATGCAGTCTATGTACCCATACCATGGGATGAAATTCAGAGACGTAGCAATTTCGGATGGTTTTTGAGAATGAATGAAGACCAGATTTTAGACAGTGATTTGGCTATTTCTGAGCTTTTCCGTATTACTAGTTAAATTCCACAAGCACATCATGTGCAACTCCACTTAAGTCTTGTTGTAGACTCGAGCGAAGTTGATATAAAGTTGTTTTTTTACCGTTCACGATTTTTTCTTGACTCTGAATCTGTAAAGGATGAACTATAGAGAAGTGTCGTAGAATGGTAATACAGCGATGCGAATCAAAATTCTCATGTAAGAATCGTTTTGCTTTACATGGTATATAATATGACTCGAGCTCAGGCAACCAAGCATCAAGCGTATCAAGGCAAACATCTTCCTTTGAAAACCACCGATTATACTGTATCTTCATGTTTGTCATGATATGTTGAAAGAGTTCGTAGGGTGGGTGTTTCCTGAATAATTTTGGCATTGCGATCCCCTCTATGAAGTAAGGGGGCAACTTGTATCCCAAGTCTTACGAAAGAGTGAAAGGAGATCTATAAAGTGTGTACGTCCATGCGTGTAATAGACCCATCCTTGGATAATCAATTCATACAATTCTTGCTCTTGCCGTGGGGGTAGAATCCCAATCGTCTTTGCACAGCGTGATAAATCTGTAAGAAAATCTTCATAACTGATGCCTGAATTCCAGATTTCAAATAGCAACGTATAGACTTTTTCATCATTTTTACGTAGAAAATACTTTATTAGATCTAATATACGTCCGTCGGACTTTCCTGTAAAAATATGTTTAAAGTTGTTTTCTACGGCTTCTGTGCTACCGAGGGCTTTTATACATTTCATATACTGGAGAAGTTGTCTCGGCGATAAACTCATAGTCATAAGAGTAATGTAAATAGAATTAGAAAGTGGCTCCGTATATTCAAGTCGTTTACAAAATACGTCGTATAAATTTTGCATGGATACGGTCTCAAGTTCAACATGGAGACAACGTGATCGGAGAGGTCCAATTAAGTCGGAGACGTGGCGCGAGCAGAAGATGAAGCGTGTCGTGTGTGCGTGTGTTTCCATAGGTCGCCTTAGCGCCTGTTGGCTAACAATTGGAAGTGTATCTGCGTCATCAATAAAAATCCAGCGATAGATTCCTTCTTTATTCGGAGAATGACGAACAAATTCAGCGAGACCTTCCCGGACAGTGTGAATTCCACGATCTTTGTCGGATGAGAGACGATAAACCCATTCTTGATCGTCGGGTTTGAATCCGTGTTGCTTGGCGTAAGTTTCTATGAATTGTTTCGCCATGTGGGTTTTTCCGAAGCCGAATGCTCCTGTAAGAAATATATGAGGCGGTTCTCCAACTATAGAGTTTAAAATCGCGTAGGCGTTTTCCTGTCCAATTAAGACCTCTTCCATTGGTTTCCATTTGCGCTCGCTGCTTAAACCCTTTTGAAACCAAATCTATAGATGTCAGAGGATTTATACGCAAGTCTTGGAGTCCAGAGAAATGCAGACAGGGAGGAAATTCGCACAGCTTACAAGACACTTTCCAAGATTCATCATCCTGATAGGGGCGGTGATCCCGAGGCGTTTAAGAAGATTCAAATGGCGCATGAGATTTTAACTGACGATGAGCGGCGGCAGCAGTACGACATGACGGGATCTGTTGACGGTTCAGGTGGTCAACAGCAAGGTGGATTTCCTTTTGATATGGGCGGCATGGGCGGTCTAGGCGGTATCTTTGGTAGTATGTTTGGTGGTGGCATACCAAGGCAGCAGCAGCAAAGAGGAATGCGCAGACCGAAGGGTCCTGTAAAGATTCATGAGATTGCTCTCTGCCTTGCGGATTTCTACAAGGGTAAGCAGCTCAAGGTTCAGTTTGAACGCCAGAAGTTTTGTGGGACATGTAACGGTGAAGGTGCGACGTCATTCCGACCGTGCGATGGCTGCCAAGGCAGCGGTATCACTACGCAGATGGCAATGATTGGACCGGGGATGGCTGTACAGATGCAGGGTCCTTGTCGTGATTGCCAGGGGCGTGGCAAGAAGCCTAGTGATTCATGTAGAACTTGCCAGGGAAGAAAGTTTCAAAGTCAAGAAAAGTCGCTCGATGTACATATTGAACCGGGAATGCCAGTTGGCGAGGTTCTTGTTTTTCCAGAGGAGTGCTCAGATCATGCTGATTTTGAAAAGCCTGGTGATGTTCATTTTATTCTTCAGATTGCGGATGAACCGATTCCTTGGAAGCGTAATGGAAACGACTTGTGCGCGACAGTTGTAATTAGTTTGAAGGAAAGTCTTTTGGGTGTTTCAAAAACACTCGAAGGACATCCGGGATTTCCGAATGGGTATACGATAGGAATACCTGCTGGGACACTTCATACTGAAGTCTTGAGAAAGCAGGGTGATGGAATGCCTCATAAGGGACGCCCTACTACAAAGGGTGATGCGCTTATTACTGTAAGGATTGATGCGTCGGCAAAGGATAAGGAAGTCTTGGAGAGAAATAAGGTTTTACTTCAGTCTATGTTTGGCTAAGGCGCTTGTTTCACGGCGCAAAG